GTATTTAGATTATCAGTTATATCTCCTAATAGAGGAGCTGTATATGGAAGAACAGTTTGCCAAGATAATCGTAGAGTATTCTTTTATGCAGATGATGGATTTTTTGAAATTAATGGAGACCAAGTTATCTCAATTGGTGCAGAAAAAGTTAATAGATTTTTTGATGTAGATTTAAACAAAGCATTTAGTGATCGTATATGTGCTGCGGTAGATCCATTTAATCAATTAGCATTGTGGTTATATCCTTCTGCTAACAACACAGCAAACACTACAGGTATTTGCGATAAGATATTAATTTATAATTATGCTACACAAAAATGGAGTACAGCAGATGCAAGTGCTAGTACAATATTTTCTCAGTTTGTAGGAGCATACACAGTAGAGTTAATGGATATTATTTCTGAAAACTTAGACCAAATCAATATTGCACTAGATACAGATTTTTGGTCTGGTGGACAATTATTTTTAGGTGCTATTGATAGTGATTATAAAGCTGCTATTTTTTCTGGTACTGAAAATCAAGGAACAATAGAAACTAGAGAAATGGAGTTGTTTCAAGGACACAGAAGTAGTATAACTAATATTAGACCTATTATAGATGCAACATCATCTGTTACTGTAAAAAGTAGAGAAAGATTAGCAGATACACCTACAGAATCTTCATTATCTAGTATGGTTGCTAGTGGAGATAACCCTGTTAGGCAATCAGGTCGTTATTTTAGATTTAAAATAATAACTCCAAGTGGATCAGTTTGGACTCATGCACAAGGAGTTGATATAATTGCTTCAAGAATTGGCTTGAGATGACAGACAAAACTGATATAGATAACGTTAGATATAGTTTCGAAACTCAAGAGTTCTTTCAAAGACAGATTGAAGAAGCAATTAATACATTAGTAAATGAAAAGAACCAAGAGAACAATAAAGCTTATGCTTGGTTTATAGGAGATTAAAGTGGCAGGAATAAAAGATTACTCAACAACACAGATAAATAATTCAGACTTAAATGGTATCTCAGTTGCAGAAGGGATGCTTCCTTCAAACTTAAACAATGCCATTAGAGCATTAATGAAAAATACTAGAGAATGGTTTAATGATTCTCAATGGGTAGAGTATGGTGATGGAGATGCAGCTTATACTGCTGCTTACGCATCAGCTACTTCTTTTACAATTGCAGGTGTTGATGTTACTCCAATTTACCATGAAGGCAGAAGAATAAAATTAACTGCAACAACTCCAGGAACTATTTATGGAACAATTAGTTCTTCAACTTTTTCAACAGATACTACAATCAATGTAACTTGGGATAGTGGTTCATTATCTAATGAAGCAATAGACAATGTTTATATTGGTGCTTTATCTAAAACAAATAACTCTTTACCAACTGGTGTGATTGCTACTGCTACTTTAGCAGATGGTTCTGTTACTACAATCAAGATTGCTGATAGTGCAGTTACTACTGCAAAGATTAATGATGCTGCTGTAACTAATGCTAAACTAGGTGCAGACTCTGTTAATGGTTCTAAGATTGCAGATGATAGTATTAATTCTGAACACTATGTGGATGGTTCAATAGACACAGCTCACATTGCAGACTCACAAATTACAACTGCTAAAATTGCAAATTCAAATGTAACTACTGCTAAAATCGCAGATAGTAATGTTACCACAGCAAAAATAGCTGACAGCAATGTAACTACAGCTAAGATAGCAGATTCAAATGTAACAACAGCCAAGATTGCTGCTGATGCAGTTGATGGAACTAAAATAGCTGATGACAGTATAGACTCAGAACATTATGTAGATGGATCTATAGATACACAACATATTGCTGATTCTCAAATTACTACAGCTAAAGTAGCTGATTCAAATATAACAACTGCCAAGATTGCCGATTCAAATGTTACAACTGCAAAGATAGCAGATAGCAATATTACTACTGCTAAAATAAACAATGATGCTGTTACAATAGATAAAATTGCAGATGCAGTTATTATTACCAATGCTGAAGCATCAGGTCATACACCAGATGATGTTACATTTTTAACTACATCAGCAAGTGATAGTTTATATTTTAGACAAGATAGTTCTGAAACAATAAACTCAGGTGATACTTGGTCTGGCTCAGATGCTTATATTGCAACAACTGCTGCTATTGATGATAGAATAATTGATCTAGTAGATGATGTTGGTGGATTTTTTCCAATATCAAGTGAAACAAATTTTCCAAATACAAACCCAGATGTAAATGATGGTGCAGGTACAATTGTATCAATTAAAGAAATGGCAACTACAAGAACTCCAAGCGGAGGAACAGTTACTATTGCTGGTGGTACAGTTGGTGGATCTACTGTAACTATTACAGGATGTGGTTCTACAGTTTTAAGTGCTGGGTTTGGTGTATTAGTTGAAACAAGTTCAACTTTAAATACTTATACTTTTCATAGATTAGTTCCAAAGGCAACTGAAGTTACAACTGTTGCTGCTATTTCATCTGACATTACTGCTGTCGCAGGTATAACGTCTGATGTTACAAGTGTTGCTGCAATAGATACAGATGTAAGTTCGGTAGCAGCTATTGATACTAATGTTACAACTGTTGCAGGTTCAATTGCAAATGTTAATACAACAGCTGCAAATATTACTGATGTAAATACTTTTGCAGTAAGATATAGAATTGGTGCAACTAACCCTACTACTTCATTAGATGAAGGCGATTTATTTTATAATACTACTGACAATGAATTAAAATTTTATAATGGTTCTGCTTGGTCAACTATTCAAGGTGGAATATCAAATGTTGTAGATGATGTAACACCACAACTTGGCGGAAACCTAGACCTAAACTCAAACGATATAACAGGTACAGGTGATATTAATGTAACTGGTAGCTTAACAGTAGATGGTGGCACAATCAAACTAGATGGTAATTATCCTACAGGAACAGAAAATGTTGCTTTAGGAAATACTGCTTTAGATGATGGTAGTTTAAGTGGTAGTTATAACACTGCTATTGGTTCTGCATCTATGACGGCTAATACAAGTGGTCAAAGAAATACTGCTATTGGAAGAACATCTTTAGAAGCTAACACTACAGGTTCTTATAATGTTGCATCTGGTTATGGTGCTTTAAGGATTAATACATCAGGAGATTCTAATACAGCAGTTGGATATAATTCAATGTTAGCCAACCTAACAGGAAATGATAATGTTGCTATAGGAGAAGGTTCATTAGATGCTAATGAATCAGGAAGCAGTAATACTGCAATTGGAAAATTAAGTTTATCTGATAATACAACAGCTTCCAATAACACAGCAGTAGGTTTCTGTTCTTTAAAAGCTAATACGACAGGCACAGAAAACGTAGCAATTGGTTCATTATCACTAGATGCTAATACTACAGGTAACAACAATGTAGCTGTTGGAGACCAAGCATTAACTAAAAATACCACAGCTAATTACAACACTGCCGTTGGTAGAGGTTCTATGAGATGTAACACTACAGGTGCAAATAATTCAGCATTAGGTTGTGGTGCTTTACTTTCTAACACCACAGCTTCCAATAATACAGCAGTAGGTTATCAATCACTTTATAACAATACGACAGGAGAAAGAAATACTGGAATAGGTTTATGTGCTTTAAATGGAAATACAATTAATGTAAATAATACAGCAGTTGGTTATCATGCTTTAAAAATTAATGGTGCAAACGATAATACTGCAATCGGTTGTGGTGCTATGCAATGTGCTACTACAGGAAATGTAAATGCTGCTGTTGGAAGTTTATCTCTTTGTGCAAATACTACAGGTGCATGTAATACTGCAATGGGTGTTCCAGCTTTACGTTCTAATACTACTGGCTGTAACAATAGTGCATTTGGATTTTCAGCATTAAATTCTAACACAACAGGAAAAAACAATATTGCAGTAGGTGCAAATGCTTTATCCTCTAACACAACAGCAAATAGTAATATAGGTATTGGTATTAGTTCTTTAACTACTAATACGACAGGATTTAACAATGTTTCTGTTGGTAATAGCTCTTTAGAAGATAACATAACAGGGTCATATAACACAGCAGTAGGTACTTGTTCACTTTTAGCTAATACAGCCTCAAACAATACTGCTGTTGGATTTGATTCTCTAAAAGCTAATACGACAGGTGGCTGTAATACTGCTGTTGGTCACAATTCTTTATTAAAAAATACAACAGGTACAAGAAATACAGCTTTTGGTTCATGTTCTTTATGTAACGTAACAACAAGTGCTCATAACACAGCAATAGGTACTTGTGCTTTAAAAAATAGTACAGCAGGATGCAATACTGCTGTTGGTTCTTGTGCTTTAGATACAAACAGCACAGGTTCCTGTAACACTGCTGTTGGTGTATTTTCTTTAGATGCTAATACAACAGGAAGTAATAACACAGCAGTAGGTTCTGCTTCTTTAGTTGCTAATACGACAGGTGGTGGTAATATAGCAGTTGGTAGAGATGCTTTAAAAGGAAATACAACAGCAGATGACAATGTAGCAGTAGGTTATACTGCATTATGTTCAAACACTACTGGAACTGACAATGTATCTATTGGTAATTATTCTTTAAGAAACAACACTACAGCTAA